CTGCATTGTTTTTCAGGGCAAACGATACCGTCTAGTTCTAGGATGTTCCCATAATTTGCCTTGTAATTTTCAACAAGCGTCCACTCTTGGTCTACTACCCACAAATCCAGTATGTCTTTCTCTTCGATCTTTGTTTTGTTCCCAATTTTGATCACAAGTTCAGCTAGATATTTAGGGATAACCTCAAACATCTTCTTGTTGTTGGTCGTGAGAATGTTGTTGGCATACCCGTCGCCTTGTCGCACTGTGGCTTTCGCTTTTCTTACAAAAAGATCAAAGGTGGTAGTGAACGTATCCTTTGCCGCTGGTTCCATTATTTACCGAGTCTCCTATTCTACTCTGTCGTAAGCTATTTCGATTTCGTCTATTACGTCCTTATCAAAACCTAATGACGATTTATTGTTTGTGCTAACCCCAACAATCTGCGCTCCGTAGAAGGTTCTGATCCTAACCGGAGCATCAGCAGGGTTGTTCTCATAAAGAGAAAAGACGAACTTATAAGCCGAGGGCATTTGCCCATTACCGGTCCTTGCGTCCTGCGCAATTTTCATCCTATTAAGGAAAAACTGCCCGCCTTCACCTTCAAGCGGAAGAACCACTCGCATGGTTGCGTTCTCAAACTTAACGCCGCCAGCCTCTTTTGTAGGATGGTTTTGCCCCGCGCCAGCGTGCTCAGTGAGAGCGATTGACTGTTTGCCTATAGAAAACTCCTGCACAAGCAAACTGTCGAGGCCATTTATTTCAACGCGGAACTTAAACTCTTTTGCCCGCGATATTGCTCCAGTATTTGCAGACATCTATCCCCCCTCGTTACGCCCTGATATATCCAGGAAGCTGTTTTATCTCGCTCCAGTTTTCAAAAGCCTCGCCAGTCCTCGTTAGCCCAAGCGTAAAGTCGAGATAGGTGATAACCTCTGTTGCCTGGATCAACGCTCTTGCGTTATAGATACCCCTTGCTATATCCAGACCGGAGTTTAGCACCGCGTTTTTCAACTCTCCGCCAGAGAAATAGGCTAGTTCATCGCATTGTAGTTTGAAATCATAGATTTTATAGCGCTCTTTCCAGCTCTCAAACGCAGGAAGGAGTTCTCTGTACACGGCTCGCCATGTGACCGGATGATTAGGATCAAAGAGAAACAGCCAGAGGATTGGTAGAAGCGTCCTGTTCATCATGGTTATCATCCGCACTACATTGAGGTTCCTGGTGCTCGAAGCGTCACGCTGAGTAGTCCTTTGTTCCCAGAACATCCCGCCTTCCAAGCCGCGCATCTTGGAGATAAACAAGTAGTTTATCCCGTGTTCAGCAAACAGATCAGCGTATCCGCTAGATCGGTAGGACTGGATGTTGAAATCAATACCTTCCATCAGCGTTACGACACCGCGTTTTGCGCCTGCGAAAGCTATATGCTCACCATAGTTAGTGTCGTTCTTGCATATACAAGCGGCTAAGTGTCCGAGACAAGTAATGTATTTCCTGGAATCATCCATATCGTCATAGACCAATGGCCTACCGTAGAATAGGGCAAACCTATGACTATTGAAAGCCGGGTGGCTCCACGGGGCGTTGCCTAGACGGTAGTCTACAGCCTCTTCAGGGTTCATGTTAGCCGGGACAACCCCGTATGCCACCATGTCCTGTCTCGCCTCTGCGTAGGCTGTCATCGCGTTATAGACGGTTGTGGACTCTGCGCCTGGGATCATAAAATCCATTGCCATGTTCCACACATTGTCGATAGCATACATGCCTGTTTGATGCGTTGCAGACCCTATCCAATCGCTGTCCTGCATTGGATCACCGTCGTCGCCGCCGGTCATAACGTAGCCGTTAAGATTAACTGCTGGACGGTTTGCAGGCGATATGTTTGAACTCAGTTCGTCGGTTACTCTTACCAACAAGGATCGCTCGTTAATGTATGTCGGAGCGTAATAAAGCGATGACGAATCCATGTTCAGGTCTGTATATGTCTCTGTAAGTTCGTTCTGTAGCGTGTAGATGACCTTTACATTGAAGTGATCTTCTGGCTTCAACACGCTCTCGCTAATCTGTATCTTTAGACTATTCCCCCATGCGCCTGGGTCTGCTGAATCGAATGTCAGCGTATCTTGCGCTGTCCCTGTGAAACCATCATGAACCTCGTTATCTAAACCTAGAGCATCGTCTGCTGTAGATGTAGACTTTACCTGTATAGACCTTGTTTCCCCGGTAAGCGTTGTCGCAAGGTATAACTTGCCGCCTACAGACGACGCAGTAGCGTCGGTCAGCGCTGATAATGAAGCAGCCACCTGCGATGAACTGAGAATAAAGGCTCCGGAGTTGTCTAAAACGCCATCAATTGCGGCAAGCGTGAAGGTCTGGTCAGCCCCACCGTTTACAGCGATCACCAGTTTATCGGTTCCATCTACTGCTGCAAATTCCTGTATTGCCAAACCAATCGTGCTGTAACAGTCGTTAGCTACTGCCCCGATAGTCAAAGAATCAGTGACAGTGTTCGCTACGAGATATAATTTGTCGTCTACAGACGACGCTGTAAGCCCGGTTGTCCCAGCGTTAATCTTTGAAGCTATGGTCGCTGCCGTAACCCCGGTCCCCTCATCAAGCGTAACGGTCTGCGCTGATCCCGACCCTACCGTGATCTTAAAGGCATCGTTCACGCCGGTAGCAATGTCGTAAGGGCCAACTTCTGTTCCTGTCACGCTGCCCGCTGAAGCAGGGGTAAAAACAAACGGGCCCGTAGCTGTGCCAGTTATAGTAGCCGGAAGCGGTGTGCCGCCACGATCCTGTATTGTTACAGAAGAGGTAAGCGCCGTTATTGATGTTGGGTCAGCAACATCAGTATAGCTACATGCTCGGATAACAATGAGTCTAGCGCCTTCTCTCAGCGCCATCTCAGCCACAAGCGGGTCAGTGCTCCACGGAACCTTCAATCCGTATTTTCGTGCATAAACGACCGTGCTGTCAATTACTGAAGGAACCCCAACGGGCCCTCTCTGGGTTTGCAAAACCATTACGACATATCCAGAAACAGTATTATCGACAAAACTAGACATATCGTTTGTGTACCATCGTACACGTGCTGCGCCTTGCGTCATTTACTTCCCCCCGTTGTCAGTTAGACAACCTTTCTGATTTTCTTCTCTTTTATGAGCCGCTCTACAAAAGCTGCCGGTAGATTTTTCAACAAAACTGGCCTTGAGGTATTATGCTTCCCTCTAAACGGGCTCATCTTTAGCGGCTCTCCCCCGTCAACGAGGGGGATTGTCTGCTCAACAGCCTGTAGGTTCTGAATCCGCACGTATCCCGGATTGACTTCCTGTTTAGGAGTTTCCGGCACAATCCCAAAAACTACTGGCTCGACTACAGCCTCTTGATCTTTCTTGCTCATATATATTCCTCTGTTTCATCTAAATTGTTCATCCCCCAATTAAAACCCTTTATTGAAGGAGCTACTACTTCTTTACTTAACCGCTCTATCCAAAAACCTTCGACGCTTAAAACACCGCCGGTATCAAACATCGGGACTGACATGTCGTCCTGTGATTCCATCTGATGTATGCTGATCAACGGATATTGCCCGTCAATCTCCGGCATATAAGCAGGCGGGAAAGCCTGCATCAACATAAACTGCATGTAATCGCTATGGTCTTTACGCGTGGCAAATGTGTTGATGTAATATATTATGTTTACGGGAATAGGCACTTTCTTTACGAAATAGTGGTCCGGGCCTGTCCGCTGTAGTGCTCCGCCCCGCGCTTGATACTTTGTAAGTGTAACCGTAGTTTGCTTGTCTGAAGGTTCAAAATATATACCGTCGGGTATTGCCCTGGAATAATCAACGTCATATCGCATACGCTCAAACGTAATGCACGGATACTGCGTCTGACCCTTCTCTCTGTCTGGCCCATACCGGTAGACCGTTACGGATTTATTGTTGAATTTTATCCGCTTCAGTTGCGCCTCTATGAAGTTTTCTACCGGATCAAACATTAGAATGGGATTTCCTCTATTGCTCTTCCTACTGAAGCCTTGCCGCCTTTGCCTAATGCAGAAGAGACAGCCTTCATGATTGCACTAGAAAAATTGCTGTGTATATGGTCTATCGCAGCAGATACCGACGATTGGACGAACGGTCTTGGCGGTCTGCCTGACTGCGTGAACTCCTGCTTGTCATAGTATCTGTTCCGATATTTCTGTCTGACATTCCCTGCTTTGGTCTTCCTGAATCCATTCTTGAACTGCAACGCAACTCTTACAGTACTCGATTTGCCGTCAGTCCCGTGCTCATTCCAATATGCCACCTGCGCTAGGTAGTTCGTGTCGCTGCTAGATTTCGGGTCTCCTAACATACCTGACGCGGGTGCTAAATTCTTCTTCCCTCTGTTTGGGACACGTCCCTTCCATACTTTGCCTTTTAGGTCTCCTGGGTATCTGGCTGTCGAGTACCAACCTATTTGCCCCCCGATAGTGTCGGAGGAGTGTTTCAGTTTATACGAAACAGAGTTATGCAACAAAGAGGTTCGGAATAGCGGACTACGCGAAAAACCTGAGTATGTTTTCCATTTCAAGTAGTCGGGAGCATTTGGCGGCCACGTCCCTCGCTTCATCGAATATTGTATCTGATTCTTAACCAAGAGATTAGATGTCTTAGCAGCATTCATTGCGCTAGACAAAAACAGTTTCCCGAAGCGTTTAAACCCGTTTACTATTTTGTCGCCGTTGGTAATTTTTACTCTAATCTTCAAGGTTAAAACCAAATGTGCTTCCGCATACTGTGTTAGATTTCTCTACAGCCTTGCGTAGCAAGAGATAGACCGTTGCATTGTTATCAGCGCTAGGGCCAACATTGAAAGCCTGCGGGGAACCGCCTGCAAAATCCCAACGCTCACCTTCTATGCTGAAGTAACCGCTAGGATCGAATCTTTCTATTCCCGCTTCATTCAATCTTGCACGCTCAAACCTAAAAATCTGCTCCTCTTGATCCTCTACTCCGGCTTGGAATATCTGGATACCTTCTGCCGATCTAATAATGTCTGTCCATCTGATAGCCTGTAGATGTGTCCATTTGTCCTGCGGTGAGACATAAACTACATCTATACCCTCTGCAAAATTTGAGGCTTTTCGAGCCAAGCGCATCAAGCTATCCTTTGTCTGTTGCCGCATCTATGCCCATGCTTTAAGTCCGCAACCGGGCCAAGGCTTTACTTTAGCATCTGAACTTGCAGCGCCAAAGGGCCGCCCGGCTGTGGACTTCATCGTGTCAATGGCTCTTTGTAGCGCCTTGAAAAAATCAGAACGAGGCGGGAGTTTTATTGTCTCGACGCCTGTCCTGTGCTCTTGTATCTCTTCATTATATATAAGCGCTAAACGAGGGACTAGGGCTTCAAGCGTGAGCGCCGCAACATAGACGCGTTGCTTGTCGTCCAGTTCGCTCTCGCTTGCGAAGCCCTGAACCGCTATCTGCGCTGCAATAATGGCGGGGATATCGCCTGTCAAATCTGCGTCAATGACCAATACTGGCTTTATGTTGATTTCTACTAATGCTTGAATATCAACCATTACAGATTCGCTTTCAGTTTTTCCTGTTGAGCCATAAAGTCGTCGCGCAACTGCGCAAGTTTAGGTTTGCTTCTTCCAAACGTCATCCCAAACGCTAGAGCCAAGCGGTATAGGTCGAAGTAATGCATGGCGTCCACTTCTTCTTTGTCATAGAATCTCCATGCCTCTGCGTCCTCTTCTGAGAAGGCTTCACCCACATCGCTGTCAATGTTGTCTGCTACAGGTTCGGGCTCAACAAGCTTTTCTATAACAACAGGAGGGGCCTCTTCTTCTATGACGATTAGACCCCCGGCCTGTATCCGCTCTCTAGTGCGGGCTCCCAACCTCGACGGCAAAGCAACAACGTCTGCGCCAGAGATAGAAAACCCTGTTTCTGGGTCAATAAAACAAGTTGAAGTGTTTCGCAGTTTGACAGACTTCATAATCCCCTCACCTTATACCAATGGTTCCATCCAGCTTGGGAAACCGAATCCACTGAAGGCTTTGCTCTTGTCCAGCGCTATCCTAGCTTTGCGCTCGACGGTAGTAAACCCAGACATTATCGAACAATAGACGCCGTTGACCTGCCTCTGCATAATCCTATCAGATTCTACAAGCAATGGACGGAAGACCAAGTATAGAAGAGTCTGTCTAGGATCAAACATAATGATCTGGTCATTCCCAATTGCAGAGGACATGTGATGCGGAATGGCATTCGGAACAACACGGTTGCGCATATCAATGTTGACAGCAGCAGCCCCTAGTCCACCAGCAGTCGGCTTAAACTCTGCTATTCCTAGCAAGAGATTTGCCATTGTCTCGTTGGTGATAATGGAACCCCAATCGCTGCCGATAAGCTGAGCGCGAACCCAAAGCCTCACGAAGTCGCTAAAAGCAAGCGTCCCAGACGAGGACACACCAACCACTGTAATAGCGTCTGATCCTGTGCTCTGGTCGCCGTTCACGATGGTTTCTACGGCGCTTGTGTAAAGCATTGCGTTGAGTTCAATGCCTACTCGCTGTAGCCATTGCCTAAGTAGCGGAAGTTTTACGCTAAGAATCAGTTCATCTGTCCAGTCTAGCCCGATCGCCTTTTTTCTAAGCGTAATGCTTTTCTTGCCCCATGTATATCTGGCTGTAGGGATAGTCTCTGCTTCGCCGATTGATTGTGGTTTAGGGTTCCCATAATCAATGTAAGGAGCTGAGATGTCCAGGCTAGAAACATTCTCAGAAGCCATACAGAGGTCCATATAGTTGACATTAAGTTCCATGCCTCTGACAATAAAATCTCGCACTATCTCTGGCGCTAGGTATGTTACGTCGCCTGATAGAGACAGGAGGTGTCCTAGTGAAAGGTTTGCGTCGGAGGGTAGACCCATCTCGTTAAAAAGTCTGCCCCAAGACATTGGCTCAGTGCCATTATTAATGCCTCTGTTGTTCATAAAGTCTATAAGGCTGATTTCTTTTCCCGGCGTTGCATCTGACCCGCGGTACTCCTGGAGAGGGCCGTAGACTTTTTGAACAAAGGTATTTTTCAATCCAAGATCATTCGCCATTTTATTCCCCTATACTATTTCCAGTGTCTCAACGGTATCGCCAGCATCGCCAGCTTTGATTATTAACCCACCTACAGAGGACGGGTCATGCGAACTCGCTGTCCCGATATAAACCCCTGCTGTAAGCCCAAGGACGGTATTGCAAGAGTGCGTTTCAGCAGTTATTTCCAATGACTGATTAACGCCTGTAGCGGTCAGACATATTTTGTGGGCTGCTGTCGCAGTAGCTATAAAGCCAACGGCTGATGTGTTAATTTCGGCAACGATAGCGGCAGCGGTTAGCGTGCCACCAGCAGTCAGCGTGATAGACTGAACTTCGTCACCGCCAACCTTTACGCCAAGGACATCGCTAGTGTTCAAAACTACTGCAAATGTCTCTGCATTAGCGCCGGTATGCGTGGCTGCGGTAGCCGGTATATACTGATATACCTCATTGTCTGCGCCAAAAACGAAAGGCCCTACAACTACGTCCTCACCCGCGACACGCTCATCTGATCTGCGCTGAAACTTAGTCGAAACAGTGCAAGTTGTGTCGCTATCCCTATGTGCGCATACAACGCCCACTATGTTAGTAGAAAAACCAGTAATAGCGGCCACCTCGTTGTCATCCACTATTTCGACCACATCTCCCTCAAGTATTGTTGTGGGACAAGTAAAGGAGACACCCAACACATTCTTAATTTCCTGATACATCGGTTATTTCCCCCCGAATATTCTATCTACGTCGTTAGTTTCGTTCTGAACAGCAGGTGGTGTATGCGTAGGTATTTCCTCGACCACCGAAGACCTGTCCGGCCCAAACCTACCGTTAGCAACCTCTTTGTAGAGGTTTAGCTGCTCTTCTATAAAATCAAGGTCAAACGCATTGGATATCCTTGATCGTATTCGTTTGTCGTTCTCTGTCATGTCGCCGTCCGGCTTTACGACAGCCATGTCAAACCATTTCAGGGTTTCACTTTTTTGGAAGTCTAAGAACTTCTTCCCGTTTTCTGCGTGTTTAAGTTTACTTGGGAGCCTTCGCACAATCTCATCTGATTTAAGGCCTGTCTCAGAGTCTTCTAACAGATACTTCTCGCTTTCATAAAGGCCCTGCTGTATTGACACAAATTGCTTGTAAGATTCTTTGAGGCTCAAGATTTTGCTCGCAACAGTCTGAGTCAACTGCGCTACGCTTGCCTCGTCATCCACCGCAAAATCAACCCCAAGCAAATTACAAACATCACTAAATTGCTGTTCCCATCTTGTGTTGGTCATAAATCGACCCCCCTGTTTTTTCGTTTCTGTTGCCGTTATCGTTATATTGTTGGAAGATTTAATGTTAGCTGTTGGCTTTTTTGGTTCGCGTGCTCCTGCGTTTGGGTCTGCGCCGAGTCTATACGGCACAAGCGCCATGTGTTCAACATTTGTAATTCTGATAGGTATCCATCTAACTTCCTGGTTGTCGATGATCTCGCCCTGATTAGATAGAAACTGTTGTAGCGGCATCTCAGGATGCGAGCGAACCATCTGCGCGTTGATCCCTACCGACCCAGACCGGATAATTCCTTTGCGTAGTCCAATAGCAGCTTTAGGGTCAAACTCCGGGTCTGCAACCACCCACGCGTTGACGCCTGCTTCTATCTCTCCAGCGTCTTCCCATTCTGCGTCCTCTATCCAGCCAGCAATATCTCTGACAGAATATGAATGATCCCACCGGAGATCAGGCTTTGCTTCAATTAGCGAAACCATTTCGCGCATAACAGCGTCTTCAGCGCTTGAGTAATCTACTAACTGCGGCTCATAATAGCCGGTGTTCGGCCACGCTTTAACCTTGGAAAGTATTCTCCATTTCTGCCGGACAACGCCGTCATTAAAAAGCGGCAAAGGTTCTTGATCTGTGTCTTCGGCCGCGTTATTTACCGCTCGTTTCTTAGGAGACTTGTTTTTAGGAACGCTATTATTCTCGGCCATAATGGTATGGCGCAACTCGAATATTTCTCTGCCGTCTGTATGTTTTAAGCCTGTCTCAATAGCTTGGTTTGACATCCCCCCGCCTTTCTACTCTTCTAGTTCTTCGCCTTTCCATTGTTTACGAATAAACGGTAAAAGCGAATAGCTATTAGAAGAACGATTAAACGCAGCAACATAAGCGCCTGTCTCAAGGTTTTTGTCCTCATACCCCAGGAATCTTCTGGCTTCCTCTGGGGTAATCAGGCCGGCTTCTAGTTGCGCAATTATTGCCTGTGATAGCATCATTCTTGCTTCAGACTCTTTAAAGACATCTGATGTATGTTCGTCTCGAAACTGGACGCTGATATCTATGTCGGCCATTCCAGTTAATGCTAAGTTCAGTCTATGCCCATGTTCAATCGCTCTTTTAACGCCCATCTGATAGAGTTTTAGCGATTTATACATTTCCTCATACACTACCGACGCAAACGAATCGCTGGACTGGAACTGCCAACCGAAGAATATAGGGTCACGTTGTAAAGCGCTAAACATGCCCTGCAAAACAAGTTGCAGTATGTCGCGTGCGCCTTGCGCTCCTGATTGCGTAGACTGGAAAGTAAACTTGATGTTTGAATATCCAATCCCTAGTCCATTATTCAGGTTCGATGTAACAGTATCGGCTATCTGTTGAAGATATCGTCCTGCTTTCGCGTCGTAAGCGGTCTGCGTCTCACCTGGTTCCCTTGGAGGCGGTTCTACCTCTGCCAGCATTACACCGAGGCCAGATACCTTCTGCATCCATGTCTTAATCTGCCCCATGATGTCACGATGCGTAGCGCAAGCTTCCAATGCTGGTAAAATAGGAGGCAACGGGTATGGATTTGTGTCTCTAAATATAAGCCCGTGATAACTGACCTGTAGAGGATTAAGCGGGATCAGTTTCCCGTCGCGCAGTTGCGTCAATTCCATATTCCCTTGACTATCAGAGTAACGAAAGCGGAGAGATTTTACAGGAACAAGGAAGCCCCGATCTACCCTGGTTCTTGCTCTATCAGGAGCCCATTCCACGCATAAAGCGCCGGTTCTGGCCAACTGCGAAAGCATCGAACTCACGATACCATCCATCCCGCCGCCGTGCGGGAAACACCTGGCCGCAAACTGGTTTGCTATAGCAATGGCCTTGTTTGCTTTGCGCTCTGTATCTGTCTTCACATAAAGTTTATGCGTAACATTTGATAGACTGACAGTAGTGTGGACATATTTTGCTATGTAAGGATCAATGATAGCGGCGGTGTCTATCATGTCAAAGAATTCAAAAGGGAATGTTGCCGGGATAGTGAACTGTTCTTTGAGATAATTTATCGAATAAAAATTCTCGTCGCGGCTAATCCTTGGGACAACGCTAGGGTAAGATTTTGCCTGGTTAGCGCCAAAAAACGATCGTATTCTGCTTCTGATGCTCACTACGCCACCTTGCTAAAAATGGGCATTACCATTGGCCCAGGAGCGACGCCTAGTTCAAACGCCGCGATACAAGCGCTGTTGGCAGACATCCCGAAGTGGTTGACCACGTTTGCGCCGGAGTTATAGACACGTTTCGTTACACCCTGCGAGTTTGTGTCATAAGTAACCGTAAGCGCTTTTAGGTGTCTGCGAACTTCTTCTATGGTAGACAAATCTTTGTCCGTGGTCTCTTTTCTTGATGGTATACGGACTAACCCCTGCTCCATTTTGTCGATCATAGAGTCTATTGATTCTGTCCTGTCTACCGTAACGCTGTCCACTTCCCATTTCCCGTCGTGAAGTTCGATTCCTCTTTTGAGTTCTTTTCCACCAAAGTATTGGATCATCACGCGGCTCTTATGCCGGATAGCAAAACTCTTTGCTGCATGTTTATTAGGCATAGCATCTATGATACAGAGGTGAACTGCAAACTGTGCCATAAGCGCATCTAGTCGCCCCCAATCCTCTGTTTCCTCGAAATAAGTAAAGACGAACTGGTGTCCGCTTTTTATCCCGATAGAGATATGTAGGACATCTCCTTGGTCAACGCCCATAAAAGCGCCGACTTCGCCGTAACTAAAGCCATAACCGCTCTCTATGTCGTCTAGGAGCCGATCTGTGATGCGGACGCTGCCGCCCCCGTAACCGAAGCCAAGGATGGAGATTGTGAACCGCGCCATGCGTGCTTGAGTGTTTCTGGATGCTTCATAGTCTGCCATGACATAGGAGGCATAGTTAGGGAAGTCCGGCGGTTTTATCTGTGTGTATAATTGGCTCAGGTGGTATCCGCGACGCTTTCTTGATGGGTGTTTAGATATCCATTCGCCCTGTTTCATGTCCAGTTGCGTTTGGCACTTCTGACAGCCGCGGTAATGCGTTGTTCCTTCTGCGTATGATTTTTTCTTACTCTTAGGCACGGGTATAAATGTCTCAAGAAAGTTCAGTTCAAGACAATTTCTATGCCCGCAGGCCGGACATATTATGTGCCAAAAATGCTGATCTGTTGTGTTGAACTCAGCGTCGATATTCTGTCCAGGGAGATCCGGCTGTGACAGATGGTGCATCCATTGGAGGTCGCTGTGCATAACGCGGTCACGCGCGAGCGCTCTGTGTTCTTCTTTCATTTCAGACACTTCGTCTAAAACTATGAAGTCGCCATCCACGCTTTTGGCTTTTCCACGGGTGAAGAGGCCACGGAATAGCAGAGCGCCATGTTTGCCGATTTGTTTGAGCCCTACGTTGTATGTTGATCTGATCTTGCTAGACAAATAGGTCGAACTCTGGACTATAGGATCACAACGGTCATTAGAGAAGTCCGAAACTGCTGCGTCGTCCTGGAAAAAATAGATTGCTTTTTTGTCGAGTTCGTCGGCAACATACAGCGCTTTTAGTAGAACCACCGTGCTGATTCCTACCTGTGCGCCTTTGAGAAATGTCTGGTCTGGGGATGGGTCTTGAACTATCTGGAGGAGGTATTCATGTCTATCGAAAGAGTAGGGTTGGCCTCTAAGCGTAATTCTAGCCTTGCCTATCCACTCAAGGAGAGTGAGTTTCTTTGATCTAGCGCTGCTCGGAACTAATTCGTTTAGTAATCCTGTCAATTCATCATGGTCGCGTTACCTGCTGCATCGTCAAAGATGTCGCAAAGTTCATCCACCAGTTTAGGCTTATTCCCAATTATTTTCCTGATTTCAGACTTTAGTTGTTCCTTTGCGGTTTCAAGTAATTTGACCTTATCTCCCCCCGCTTTCATGCGGTCTGTTTCTAGTTTTTCAAGCAACGACTGCGCCTGCGCTATGCGCCCTACAGTAGATGCCATAGTATTTAAGGAAACTATACAGTTCTTCGAGTCGGTCCTGATCTGCCGTATTGTATGCAGGCTTTTTCGCCATAGGAGTTCTATGGCCTGTCGCTCTGGGGCAAGGTTTAGTAGATCATCAGGTGATGTCTCCTCGCCGACCGATTCTGCAATAGAATCAGGCCATGTCTTCCTGCACCAATTTGTTATTGTAGGCCCGTAGATATCGTAACCTTTTTTTTTCAGAGTATTGACGATATCCGAATAAGGAGCGCGATCGAGCCACCATGTCCTAACTAATTCCAGCATGTCCGGCGGCAATTCGCCTGGGTTCTGAACGCGGATCAACTCTGTTTTTAATTTGTTTAGGAGTTCAGCCGGTGGAGCCGGAATCTTTTTCCCTGAATCGATTTGATCTTGTAGTTTTATTTTAGCCATGGTAGTTGCCGTATAAAGTGAAGAGGGCAGAGACTAACCCGGAGGTAAGGTTAGGTTCTTTTTTTGTAGATTTTGGAAAGGAGATCAAACCTCTGCCCTTCTTCTGCGTAGTAAATTAAGAAGCTACCCGCTCTCGCTTATTATTCCCGGTTATGGATAGCTTCTTTTGTTCGGGCACGCCATGCCATAAAATCATTAGCTTGTCAATGAAAAAACACCTTCTTCTTTAAAAAACTCTAGCATATCCCTAAAAAAGAAGCCCGCTATTAGCGGGGACTTTTTTGCTATAATCCCAAATCCGGTTCCGCTTGTCCCTCCCTGTTGCACCCACTCCGGTATGTCGCTTGGTTCATCAAACCAGATTATTTCTTTGTCTAACTGTTTCTGAAAGCGGCTGATGAACTTGGGGTGAGGGACACAGAATTGAGGCGGCAAGCCCTTCGCGTATTGGTCGTGGACGACCAGTATGCCCCAACTGCCTTCGTGGGATATTAGGAGTATGTGCGCTTCGCCGTCCCCATCCTCTGTCCTGGTTCCAACGTCCAGGCATATTTTATAACCGATCAGCCGGAACAGTTTTCGGTAATCGGATACCTGGCTATACTCAGGGTTTAGTAGACTGTCTATTGCTGGATTTGACCACATTTTTAGCCTCCTTCCACTCCTTTGTTTTTACACTTAATAATTCTTCTAACCACTCGGTAAAGAATGTCCTTGATTTGGCTGCCGCATCTATGATTTGTTGTGCCGCTATCGGAGACCATTGCATCCAGAACTCCACGCGTTTTATCTTCTCTTCCCTCTTCTTTTTTGTGTAAGCGTAATAGTCTATGCTCTTGAAGTCGAGGTTCTCTAATGCAACAACCCTGATTATTGCACGCTTTGTTGCTATATCATTCTCCGCCCACTCATCAAGAGTGGAGTTGATTTCTGGCCTCAAAAGAATTCTTGCTGTCCCTGTTTTCCCGATCATTTCTGTTCCCTCCTTTACTGCAAAGATACGTCAAAAAAGATACCATGTCAAATTTTTATTCTGGTTGGTGTTTTTTATTTACAGGACACAGTTTAGGACACAGCCATGTGTCGCAACTGTCCAAACTGTCATAATCATTATGGGTGAAACCAGCGGTTGTTGTGTCCTATAAAACAAAAAAGGCTACGTTTTGTAACGTAACCCTTTGATATTTATTGGTACGCCCAGCAGGACTCGAACCTGCGACCTACGGATTCGAAGCCCGTAGTGAATCTGAATATC